AAATGCAGATAGAATTGACTTAGCACAGCAGAATAAAGAATTAAGAAAAGAGAATAATAGGTTAGAAGAACAAGTAGAATACGACAAAACACATATTTATACTCCGCAAACAATTGAGTTAAACTTCATTTCAAAATCAAAAATAGAAGACAAGATAGAAGAAGAAAAATTGCCACTGGTAATAGTTGGAGGAAGAAGAAATAAAAGAACATTAGAATATGGCATAAAACTAGGAAGAAGGCAAGCTTTACAAGAACTATTAGGAAGTGAGGAATAAATGAACGAGGAATTATTAAAATCATATGAAGAGTTAAAAAGAAATAAGAATATAATAAACAAAATAGAACCTGATTTTTTCTTTGAAATGGTGGATTGTTTATTAAAAGAAAATGAAGAATTAAAATTTGAAGAAAGACGTAGAATAATTGGAAAATATGGAGATGCTGAAATTCACGATATAATAAATAGAACCTTATCAAATGATTATATTCCAGTTCAAATCATAGAAGATTTTATAAAAAAATACCAAAAATTAAGTGATGAATTTTATGAAAAATTTTTAGAAACAAATAGAACTGATAAAGATTTACATGATACAGGATTAGCTTGTGATGCTAAAGTAGATGTTTTACAACAACTACTAGAAGGGGGACAATCATGAGTAATGTTTATGATATGTCAGGCAAAAAGAAAGTAATATTTACAGAAGAGACAGAAACTAATATCACATATAAAGAAATAATGCAAATAGTAGTAGAATATGCAACAGAAGAGGGATGTCATCAGATATTTTGCAATGGAGGAATAAATATGTGTCCATCAGACATATTCGGACCAGAAAAAATAGATAAAAAGAAAGAAGAAGATACTTGCAACTATGAAAGTATAGGATGCACTAAATGTTGGACTAATGCAATTAAAAAAGTAAAGAAGGAGTGAGAAAAATGGCTATAAAGAATTATACAACAACTATAAATGTAAATAAAACCATAGGAGAAATACAAGAATTATTAAGTAAACATGGGGCTACTGCGATTATGACAGAATATAGTAATGGAAATGTAACCGGATTAAGTTTTAAAATTATGACTTCCAGAGGAGAATTCGGTATTAGGTTACCCTCAAATACAGACAGAGTTTTACAAGTTTTAAAAAATCAAAGAAAAAACAATAACCAAGTTAAAGATACCTTTGACCAGGCAAATAAAGTTGCGTGGCGAATAATAAAAGATTGGATAGATGCTCAAATGGCAATATTAGAAACTGAAATGGTGGAAATGGAACAGATATTTTTACCATATGTTATGAATAATAAAGGACAAACTTTATACGAATCATTTAAAGAAAATAGAATATTATTGGAGGATAGTAATGATTAAAGAACTACAAGATGATATAAAAGCAAAAGAAATCAAATAATCTGGAGGTACACGTAATGGATAAAATAGAAATGGTTATGATAAATGGAGATACAGTAGTAAAAAAGCAGTTTGAGATATTAGATAAAGATGGAGTTATAAGTTTTGAGTTAGGCAAGTTAACATTAGCAGTCAAAAAAGAAGATCTAAAAAAATATTTGTAGGAGGTACAAATGAATAAAAAAGATTTAGAACAAATCATATTTCTTAAAAGAGAAGTAAAAGATTTAGAGAGAAGATTACAAAATAATAATATTGGCAATACGGTAGCTGATAGTGTAAAAGGAAGTTCAACTAATTTTCCATACACAGAGTGTCACAGAACAATACAAGGAGTGGACTATAAAAAACAAATCAGAGATAGAAAATATAGAAAACTCTTAAAAGGCAAGAGAGATAAAATAAATAAACTATTAATAAAAACCGAATATGAACTTAATTACATAGAAGACAGCGAAATAAGACAGATAATAAGATTTAGATATTTTGATGAATGCAATTGGATTAGGATTATGCATTTGATGAAGTATAGTTCGGAAGAAAAAGCAAGAATAAAATTAAAAAGATTTTTTGAAAAAAATTAAATATGTACGTTTTGTACGGTTTTAAAGTGTTAAAATGTTATCAAGTTATAAAGTAATTGCTTGGTAACAGGCAGGCCCACGATTACAATTTAATATTCTGAAAGAGTTAGAGCTTTTCTAGCTCTTTTTTATGTGTAAGGTGTGAAATGAATAATTACAAACTAGCAAAGTCAATAGATGTGGAATATAGAATGAAGCTAGCTTATATGAAAGACGAGAAACATAAATGTCTATTTGATAAAGATAAAAAATGCAGTAGTTGTAAATATAGAGATTACTGTGATAATAAATGAGGTGAGTTACTTGAAGTTTTATAATGAGAATATTAGCAAAGAAAAGCTAAAACAAGAGTACTTGACTGTTAATTCAAGATGCAAATATAAAACGCCAGAAGAATTAATAGAGGTAATTACTAATTATTTTAATGAATGTGATAAGTGTAGAAAACCATATACTATTTCGGGACTTGCTCTATATTTAGGACTTACAACAGAAACAATACGAAGGTATGAAAAGGATTATGGTAATACAGAGTTTGCTGAGATAATAAAACGAGCGAAGCAAACAGTTGAAGTTTATACTGCAGAGGCTACATTTGATAATAAAAGATTTCAAGGTGCTAAATTTAATTTAGAGAATAATTTTGGCTGGTCAAGTAAACAGGACACAAATCTTTCAGGAGAAGTTACTGAAATAATAAAATTAGAAGATGTATTATGATTAAGATAACAGCAAAATTTCTTATAGAGAGAAGGAAACAACAGTGGGAGTGTCACCATGACATAAAAAAAGATGAAAGGTTTGTTTTAGGTGTAGCACATGAAATTGTACATAATGAAGAATTAAAAGAAGAAATAATAGATAACCCAGAGAAATTAATAGAGTTGTGTTTTACAGTTGTTGACAAAGATAAAAAAGTTGTTCCTTTTTTTATAAATGAAGTACAACATGAATTTATAGATACGTTAAATAAAGCAATAAAAGATTTTGAAGAAGGACTAATAACAGATATATCATTATTAGTTTTGAAGGGACGTCAGCAGGGATTTACAACGTTAATAACAGCATATCAGTTAGCTGCGACTATAACAAGACATAATTTTGAGGGATTAACATTGGCAGATAAAAGTAGCAATACAGAGGCTATATTCCAAAATAAAGCCAAATTTACGTATAATAGACTTCCGGAAATGTTAAAACCGACAGAAAAATATAACTCAAAAAGACAGTTATTATTTGAAAAATTAAATAGTAGTTGGAGTATAGATACTGCTACAAAAGAAGTTGGTCGTTCTAGAACAATCAACTTTTTTCATGGCTCTGAATGTGCTTTTTGGAGAGATGGTATTTCAAGTATTCAGGCATCATTAGGAGAAACATTTACTAAAAATGCAATTAAAATATGGGAGACAACGGCTAATGGATTTAATGACTATAGAGAGATGTGGAAATCTGGACAGCATATAAATTGTTTTTATCCCTGGTGGAAAACCAAAGAATATAGATTAAACTTTGAGACAAAGAATATGCGTACCAAATTTTTAAATGATATAAATAGGAAAAAAGGAGAATGGATATATGAAAGATTAAAATGGCTAAGAGATGATAAGCATTTAGATGAAAATCAACTTTATTGGTACTTTAAAAAATATCAAAAATATATAGACAAAGAATTAATTAAACAAGAGTATCCATGTATGCCAGAAGAAGCATTTATTGCATCTGGTAAATGTTACTTTAATAAAGAGGTTCTAGTAGAAAGAATAGACAAACTGGAACAATTAAAGAATAATGGCGTGATAGATGTAGGGTATTTTGATTTCAAAATCTTAGTAACAATTGACAAAAAAATAATAACAGATATTAAGTGGATAAGTGATACAAATGGATGCATTAAAATTTTCAAGAAACCAGAAAAAAACAAACCGTATGTTTTAGGTGGAGATACTGCAGGAGAAGGTAGCGACAATTTTACTGGTGTTGCTATTGATAATGTTAATGATAATATTGTAGCTGTACTAAAACACGAAAAAGATGAGACATACTATACTCGACAAATTTATTGTTTGGGCATTTATTACAACACGGCATTAGTTGGTTTAGAAACTAACTATAGTACATATCCAACAAAGATGTTGGCAGAAGAATATGAGTATCCAAATCTTTATGTAAGAGAAAAAGTAGACGACTATACTAATAAACTAGAAAAAAGTTTTGGGTTTGAGACAAACAAAAAAACAAGGCCATTAATTTTAGCGGAACTACAAAGAATATTTAGTGAAAATATAGAACAAATATCAGATGTTGAAATTTTAAAAGAAGGTGTAACTTTTGTTAAAAACGAGAAAGGTAGACCAGAAGCTCAAGAAGGCTCACATGATGATTTGATTATGGGAACAGCTATAGCTTATCATATAAAATCACAACAAAGTAATGTAGTACAAATTGAGGAAGATCAGTTTGAAAAAAGCATTACAAAAGATTTTGGATTTGAAGAAGATATACAAGGAGACTTTGGAAGTGATATAGAGGTTTTTTAGGAGGAAATGATGAAAAAAAGAGTTTTTAGAGAAAGGTATTACTCAAATGAAAATGAAGAAGTAAAAATGTATGATGATAATAAAAAAAGAGAGTTGAAATTAAGAAGGATTAATGGAAAATATAAGAAAATGAAGGAGATTTCAAATGGAAGTGTTTAATGTTGTTTTTCCAGCCGTATGTCTAATTATACGGCTTTTTTGGTGGTTATCAAGTGAGATTGCAGAGAAAAGAAACAAAAATACAAAATCCTATAACGTTAGTGAAGAAAAAGATAGAAGAAAAAAGAAAAACGGATAATATAGAAAAAGAAAAGGAATATTGGGCTGATGTATTTGAAAATTTAGAAAACTATGATGGTAGTGCAGAAAGCCAAAAGGAAGTGAGAAATGTTGATGAAAGATATTGATGAAAAAATAACAAGCGTGTGGAGAGATTTCGAAAAAGGTAGAATGTATAATAGAATGAAAAAAGTTTATACAGATACAGAGAAAAACTATGATTTTTATTATGGAAATCAAACCAAATATCTTAATATAGGCAAAGAAACCCCAATAGTCATAAATATTATAAAATCAATAGTGAAATACAAGTTAGGTGTTATAAATTCAAATGCGTATGCTATAGTATATAATCCTAACTTTTATAATGCAGAAGATGAAGGCAAGCTTTTAGAGGAATTGTGTAAGGTTTTAAGTAGACATTCAAATAAAGTTTGGGAATTGCAACAAGTTTCGAGCAAGATTAAAGAGGCTGTAAAAGATGCATGTATCAATGATGAAGGCATACTTCATAATTATTTTGATACCAATAAACAGGAAGTATGTACAGAAGTAATTGATAAAAATAATATATATTATGGAAATGAAAATAGTAGTGATATTCAATCGCAACCGTATATAATAATATCTTATAGAAAACCTATATCACAAGTCAGAGAGGAAGCAACTCAACTAGGAATAGATAAGGATAAGATAGAATTGATAGTGGAAGATGGCGAAACACTTGAACAAGCCGGATATAAAACAATAACAGATGAAGTTAATCCAATGTGTTTAGTTTTACTTAAATATTATAAGATTAAAGGAGAAATATATTATACACGAGCAACTAAATCTGTCGAATTAGAAACAAGAGAGCCAACAGGAATGACTTTATATCCCGTTGCGCATATTGTGTGGGAAGAGGTTAAAGGTTCTGCGAGAGGTGTTGGAGCTGTTAGAAATACAATATCAAATCAAATTGAAATAAATAAAATAGCTACTAGAAGGGCTTTAGCGGTTAAATTAGCAGCATTCCCTAAACTAGTAGTAAATGAAGATATGGTGTCAAATGTAAATGCTTTAGAAAAGACAGGAAGTACTATTAAACTTAAAGGTGGTGCTACAATTCAAGATGTTTTAAAACAAGTTGGATACTTAAATGCTACAAGCATGTCGCCAGATGCGAAGAATTTACAAGATGATTTGCAAAATAATACAAAGGATTTAGAAGGAGCAGGAGATGTAGCAACTGGAAAAGTGGATCCAACTCAGACATCTGGTAAAGCCATTTTGGCGGTACAGCAAGCAACTCAACAACCACTAAACGAGCAAGTTGAAACATATAAAACATTTATAGAAGATTTAGCTAGAATTTGGTACGACATGTGGAAAGCTTATAAAGTTGATGGGATGAGGGTAATGTATGAAGTTGAGGATGATGAAGGAAATACAAGAGAAGTTCCAGGAGTATTTTCATACGAATTATTAAAGAAGTTAGATGCTAATATAAAAGTAGATATAACACCTCAATCTCCATATGATAGACTTGCGCAAGAACAGAGTATAGAGAACCTAATGATGTCGCAGAAAATAACATTTGAGGAGTATGTTGAAGCACTACCAGAATATAGCATTATGCCTAAATTTGCATTACAAAATATATTAAAGAAGAGACAAACAAAACAGAAGAAGATAGATGAGATGGAGATGCAAGCCCAACACATGCAAGCACAATTTCAACAAGCAATGCAACAGCAAGACAATACGATGAACTCAATTGATAATATACAAAGCGAAGCAGATGGAATACAACAAGAGCTAGTAAATACTATGGGAGGTGGTTCGAGTGAATTGTCCAAAATGTAAATTACTAGAGATGAGAGTTGAAAGAGTGGAAAATGATACAATTTATTATAAGTGTAAGAATTGTGGAAAAGAAGAAATTTTAAAGATAAATGATTTAAAAGAAAAGAAAAACTAAAAGTATCAAGCATGATGCTTTTTTATTATGTCCAAAACATGTGTAAGACGTAAAACTGCTATCAAGGAATTTAAAGTCGACGGACTAAAAACGGGAGGTTTATATGTTTATAGAAAACGAAGAGGAGAGCAACGAATTAGTTGTAAATGATGTACCTGAAACATCAGAGAATGAGGAACAAATCGAAACTGATGCTAGCGAGGGAGTAGAAAATGTTCAAGGGGCTACGGAAGAAGTAACTCAACCTAATACAGAAGAAATAGAAAGACAAATTGAGGAGAGAGCTAATAAAATTGCAGAAGAAAAAATTGAAGCAAGACTTATTAGAGACAGAGTAAAGAGAGAAAGAGATGAAGCAACAACTAAAGCAAAATATCAAGAACTTGAGACCATTATGAGGTCTGTATTGGGAGCAGATAGTATTGATGATGTAATTACAAAATCAAAAGAGTTCTACAAAGAACAAGGGATGCAAATACCAGAAATAATAAAGTCATCTTTAAATGAAAGAGATGAAATGGTTTTAGCAAAGGCAGATGCAAGCGATATTATTAAGCTTGGTAAAACAGAGATGGAGGCAGAGGTAAATAGAATTGCATCTATTCCAGAAAAAGAAAGAAGTCTTAGAGACAAAACTATATTTAATGACGTTTGCCGAGAATTAATAAAAATGAAAGATGTAGATAATTTAAAAGCCAAAGGCTATGATACGAAAATCCTTGAAGATAAGGATTTTTCTTCATTTAGAAATCAATTTAATTTGAATACAGAGGTTTCTAAAATTTATGAAATGTATCAAAAAGTTAATGGAAGTAAACCTACACAACCAAAGTCTCCTGGAAGTGCTAAAACAACAAATTCAAGTAATGAAATAAAGGATTATTATACTCCAGAAGAGGTTAGAAATTTCACGGAAGAAGACTTAGAAAATCCAAAATTAATGGCGGTTGTTGAAAAGTCTATGCAGTTATGGGGTAAAAACAAATAATAGTCCTATAAAGAAAGGATTAAAAAATGAGTATACTAAATTTTCAAAGAACTGTTTGGAGTACAAAATTTAATAAGGCATTGGAGAAGATTACATCCTTAAGGAAACATTGTGATTTTACATGGGACCCAGAAACCAAAAATTCAAAAGAAATTAAAATATTAAGTGTAACAAGACCAACTATTAAAACTTATGTTCCAGGGGAGGCAATAACTAGAGAATCTGGTTCTGATGGAAGCATGACACTAAAATTAAATCAGTATAAATATTTCAATTTTGAAGTGGATGATGTTGATAAGGCTCAATCTACTCCAGGCTTGATGGATGAACTTACAGATGAAGCTAGTAAGGGATTATCACAAGCAGGAGATAAATATGTGGCATCATTAGTAAAAGCAGGAGTAGAAGCTACTGAAAATCCATTAGCACAAAGTTCAAGTGTTATAACATTGTCAAAAACAAATGCAATATCTAGCGTTGAAGACGGATTTTCAAAATTATACGAAAATGACTGTAAAGTTACAGATACATTTTATTTAGAAGTTGCTCCAAAAGCATTTACAATATATAGACAAGCATTAACAGAATTATCAACCAACAACCCAGAAATCCTAAAAAAAGGTGCTGTCGGAAAAATAAATAATGCATTTGTTTGTATTGAAAATCTTTTACCTACTGGTAAAGCTCAAGCATCAGACACAAAAGACAATGTTTTCTATAATATATTGAGAACAAACAAAGCAATAGCTTTTGCTGAACAAATTAATAAGGTAGAGGCATATAGACCACAAGATGCATTTAGTGATGCTATCAAGGGCTTATATGTATTTGGCGCACTAATAACAAGACCAAAAGAAATCTATGTAATAAAAACAGCAATGTAATCTAGAGGGATAATCTCCCTCTTTATGCAAATGTGACGGAAAAGGGAGACGTAAGAAAATTAAAATTTCTTGACTTCGGTCGTAAAGGTTCAAATCCTTTCATTTGCACCAGAATTTGAAGGAGGAAAAACAGATGGATAAAAATGAATTATTTACTATAAAACCAACGCTAAGACAATTTTATGGGAGAACAATAGCAAAAGAAACAAAATTTGATGAAAAAACAGATGATGGGACAATACATCAAACTCTAGATGATTTAATACTAAAAACAGAAATACACAAAAAAACAGAGTATAAAGGGATAAAGTCTACGGAAAAAAGTATATTAATACAAGAGATACCAGAAGGAACTATATTAATATGGGATGAAACGCTTGGATATATTATTCCAGATAGAGAGTTCTATAAACTAAAAGATTTAAAGGAAGAAATTAGTCAAATAGAAGAAATATATAAAGAGGTGAAGTGATGACCTTAGGAGAAAATAAGAAGATAATGCTGGGATTAATAGAAGAGTATAGCCCAAATAATCAATTATTAACAGAGGACGAAGATATACGTAATAGGATTAATTTAGTATATGCAACTAACTATCAGTACTTATCTCAAAAGAAAAAAATATTGAAAACAAAGACAATAAATATTGACACTGACACAGATAACACTATGATTGAATATAGTTTACCTATGGATTTATATCAATTTAAGAGAATTGTAAGACTGGATGAAAATAATAACAAGGCAAATACAAATTACTATATAGTTGGTAAAAAAATATATGTAGAAGCCAGAAAAGGAAGATATATAATAGAATATTATGCATATCCAACTGAAATTAATATAGAAACTAAAGATAATTTTACTTTAGAAATAGACCAGGATGTGCAAGCAATACTACCATATTTAGTTGCTAATGATATCTTAAAGGTGGATCCAAGTGCAGACTATAGTGCATTTTATAAAGAGTATCAAATAAGAATGCAAAATTTAGATACTAGAAGAGAATTACCTTCAATTGTAATTGAAGAAGGAATTATTTAAGAGGAGGAGAAGATGGCAACATCAATAAAAAGGCAGTATATTGATTTAGCTGGAGTTGATTTCAAGAATGATGAGAGCTTAGTAAATTTAAATAGAAGTCCAGATGCACTAAATATATACAAAGATTATACAACAGAAGGAAATTGTATTCAGTCTAGACCAGGATATAGAAAACTAGCAGAGTTAGATACCAATTCAATAAATGGTATATACATATATAGTACAAATAAAGCACTTGTTCATTCTGGTACCAAGTTATATTTGTGGAACAATTTTCCTACTGTACCAAGCACACAAAATTTAATAATGCTGTCAGAGACTATGAACAATAATAGAACATCATTTTTTTCATTTAATAATAAAGTATATATAAAAGATGGCACGAATTATTTCGTTTATGATGGAGCAAATCTAAATCAAATAACAAGTGAGGCTTTTATTCCAACAACAACTATAAACAGAAGTCCATCTGGTGGTGGAACATTATATCAAGACGTTAATCTATTACAACCTAAAAGAATAAATATGTTTTGTGCAGATGGTACAAGCAAGGATTATTATTTAGATTCAACAGAAATAGATAGCGTTGATGAAGTATATATTAATGATGTACTTACAACACAATATACAGTTTCATTATTACTTGGGAAAATAACCTTTGAGGCTGCTCCGGAAAAACCTTCTAGAGATGGAGAAGATAATGTCAAAATAGTGTATAGTAAGTCAACCGTAGGATATATAGATAGAATAAAAAAATGTAAAATAACACAAATTTTTGATAATAGAGTTTTCTTCACTGGAAATAATGATTTCCCCAATGTTCTATTTCATAGTGAACTTCAAAATCCGGCATATGTGTCAGATTTAAGTTATTATGAAGATGGAACCTCAGAGTCAGCGATAAAGAGTGTTACTGTAGGAAATAACATTTTATGGGTTTTTAAGGAACAAAATCAAGAAAATGCAACTGTATTTTATCATATTCCAACAACATCACAGACGTATGGAAGAATTTATCCTAGTAAACAAGGTAATGTATCTACAGGTTGTTATTCTACATCGATTAACTTTAGTGACGATATTGTCTTTTTAAGTAAATATGGTCTTGAAGGGATAACCGGGAATATTGATGAAGAACAATTATTAACTCATAGAAGTTCACTAATTGATAATAAATTGATTAATACTAATAATTACAATAATTCTCAAATGATAGAATGGCAAGGATATCTATTAGTTTTATGTGATGGATATATATTTTTAGCAGATTCACGACAAAAATTTCAGAATATTAGTTCTGTAGAATATGAATGGTATCTATGGAATATTAAAAATAGTAAACCTAATATTCTTAAGGAATATAAAGGGAAGCTATATATTGGTTCTACAGATGGATGTATTTATATTTTTGACGGGACAAATGACGATGGAGAAATATTAAATGCATATTGGACAACTCCAATGGATGGATTTGGGTATTCTAATTTGTTAAAAACAACCAATAAACGTGGAGGAATTGCTAAAATCAAAACTATTCCAAATGGAAAGATTAAGATAGCTGAAAGAACTAATAAAAAAGATGAAAAATATATAACAAGCAAATCTGCAACAGGTTTTGACTATGAGAATATAGATTATAACAACTTTGAATATACAACAAAAAATGAAAGTTATATAGTTTTTAAAATAAAAGAAAAGAAGTTTTTAAACATTTCATTACGTTTCTATACGGACGAATTAGATAAGCCTTTTGGTTTGTTTAGTGCAATTTTAGAGGCTTTTATTGGTGGATATGTTAAGAGATAGGAGGATAAAAAATGGCATTAACAAAATTAACAGAAAATTTAAATGTTCATCAGAGTTTACCAGATAAACCAGCATTGTCAGCAGATGAATTAAAAATAAAGTTTGACGAGGCATCAAATAAGATTAAGGACTACTTAAACGAAACCTTAGTAAAAGAGTTAGACTCTATAGTTTCGTCATTACAAACCAAAGATACAAACATAGAGAAAATAGCAACGGATGGCAAGAAAATTGCAAATGATGCAAGTACAAGTATAACAAATTTAACAACACAAGTTAATAAATTGCTTGATGAAATAAAAACTGGAGCGAAAACTAAAATATCTAAAGGAAAAAATGTTCCTACATCTTTAGAAGAAGGGGAAATATATTTTCAATATTTTGATTAAAAGGAGAGTATGAAAAATGGCAGTAGTGGCTAATCAATCTCTTTCTATAATAAGTACAGATGCAAATAATAATACAGCTGTTGTAGAATACAATGTGACAGCTAAAACAAGTGGTGAATCATGGCAGGGGTATACTCAAGAGGGTACTTTTTATATAGATGGAGTAAAGTATACAAATAAATATACATTACCAGAGAACACAACTACAACAGTATTTTCAAAAAGAGTTACTATTAATAATGCAAGTGGAAGACAAATTTCAGCATCATACAGTTTTTATACAACTCCTTCATATGGAACTCTAACAGGCAATACTTCTGTTGATATACCAGTATTAGTACAAGCACCGAGCATAACATCGCTATCTTTAAAAAGCAAAACATTAAGTAGTTTAACTTTTAAATATAACTTAAGTTCAAAAGCAGATAAAATATATTATAAATTATCAACACAAAATTCATATACGGAAATTAATAGTAATAGTAGTAGTGGAGAATTTACGGTTAACAACTTAAGTCCAAATATAAGTTATACAATTAATTTTAAAGCAAGAAACACGTCAGGAAGTATAAATAAAGATGCTGACTTGAACATAAGTGGTACTACATATCAAATTGCCAAAATAAGCATTTTAAATGACTTTATACATGGTGATAATATAAATATGAGTATAACAAATCCTTCAGGGTCGCCAGTGATACTAAAAGTTTTGATTGACTCAATGGAAATATTGAATAAGAGTGTAAATTCAGGAAACAATACAATACAATTAAACGATGAACAGTTAGATAAAATATATAAAAAATATGGCAGTAACAACACAGTTACTGCTGTTTTTAATGTTGTAACCAATAACAATTCTAATTACATAGATTCCAAAGAAGTAACTTGCACGATAAAAGGAAATCAAAAAATAGCTTATACAAAAAATAGTGGAGTGATTAAAAGATGCAAATGTTTTATAAAACAAGATGGAAAAATAAAAAAAGCAGTTATTTGGGTAGGAAATAATGGAAGAAAGAGGTGTATATAATGCAAATATCTAATGCTCAAAATATAGATGAAGAAGGTTATAAAGATATAAACAATATACAAAATCAGACAAATCAATTATATGACAAACAGTTAGAACAACAAAAAGACATAATAAATACTGGTACAGAGCAAACGATAAATGAGCTAGAAAAGAAGAAACAGGAAACAGAGGAAGAAGTTAATAAAGCTAATAAAGCTTTGTATACTGATTATCAAAAACAAATAAATCCATATGGAGTAAATGCGGAAAACTTAGCTGAACAGGGGTTAAATAATAGTGGATTAGCTGAAACAACAAAACTTGGATATTATAATTCATATCAAAACGCAAGAACAGAAGCAAGAAATAATGCTAACAAAATAAAAGCAAATTTTGATGCACAAATAGCCAAAGCAAGACAAGATGGAGATTTACAACTAGCTCAATCAACATTAAATATATATAAACAGCAAATAGACGACTTATATAATATATATAACTTGAAATTTAACAGAGAGCAGTTTAATTATAATAAAGAGCAAGATGCTTTATCACAAAGTAACTGGGAGAAACAATATCAACAATCTTTAGAACAAGCTCAATGGGAAAGACAATTTAACAAAGAGCAATTTGATTATCAAAAGGAAAAAGATAAGCAAGAACAGAGTAATTGGGAGAAAGAGTACGAACTGAATAAAACAATTCAAAGAGCGAAAGCAAGCCAATCGAGTGGTACAACATTAAATGTTGATGATAGTCTTACTGGATTAAGCGACTACGCACAAAGTTTATACAATTCATACAGCAATTTGCTAGCTAAAGCTAAGCAGGGGGGAATTGCAGGAAAGATGGTACAAGCACTTGCTAAAAACCCTACAATGCTAACAACACAGATTAGTTCAGAATATCAGAAAGGAAATATTACACAAGATGATGTAAGAGTTTTGTGTGCAAGACTGGGACTAGAATAGGAGGAATAGAAGATGTCTATAGCAGACCAAATTATTAATGGTACATATGGTAAAAAGAATGCCAATAGTGGTATAGCTGAATCTATTATAAACGGAACATTTGAAGAGCAGAGAAGAAAGAAAGAAGAAGAGAAAAAAAGACGAGAAGAACAAATGAAAATACAAACTTCAAATGTTGTATTGCCAATGAATTTAAAAAAAGAGACTTCTTCAAAAATTGTTTTACCAATGAAATCTAATGATTCCAAATTAAACAGGCAAACTTTACCAGTAAATACGTGGAATGATTTAAAATATAACCTTCAACAAGGAACTATAACAAATGATAAACAAGGTACTAGAGTTACACTACAAGATGCAAGCGCCATGAAAGAAGCAGAACAAATAAATAAAGACATAGAAAATAAAAATTATAATTCTTCAGTAGCTCATATACTTAATAGTTTTCCAGAAGGAATAAAGAAGGGAGTAACAGGTATAGCAAATTCGGGATTACTACCAATTGCCAGAAATGCACAGAAAATAAGTGATTTTGGAAAGAAAATAGGAGTACTAAAAGATGACAATTTCTTAAATGAATCAAAAAGTAAAATACTAGATGTTGCAGAAGAATTAAGTCAAAAATCATCATACAGAAGTAAAGTTAATAAGGATGTAAATAACAATGTAGTAAATATGGCAAGTAATATTAACAACGTAATAGGTAATATGGTGCCTTCAATGGTAGCAAATTTTGTAGCTCCTGGTTCAGGACTTGCTTTAACAGGCTTAAGTTCTGGAGGAAATTCGGCTCAAGAAACAATCAACGAAGATAGAAGTAATTTGAGCGAGGCAATCAAAACTGGAATTTTAAAAGGTGCAGTTGAAGCAGGAACGGAAAAACTGACAGGTGGCAATATTATAGCAAAAGGTAGTCTAGATGATTTAGCAGGAAAGTTTATTTCGGAAAAAGTAAAATCAAAGGTTGGAAAGTTTATAGCGAACAAAGCATATGGCTTTTTAGGAGAAATGACAGAAGAGCAGATATCTGATAATGCAGGATATATAATAGATAAAATAATTAATAAAAAGGAATTACCAAACTTTAAGGAGTGGTGGAATAATGCAGGAGAAACTAACAAAATAACTTTTTTAAGTACACTTGCCTTGAATTTAGTAGGTTTGGGTGGAAGTGATGTATCTAAGGAATATGAAAGCAAAATAAATGAAGTCATGAATGTTGCGCAAAAGGATCCAGAAATTAAGAAACAAATAGAAGAAATTAAAAGTAATCAATCTCAGATGTCAAATGAATTAAACAACATATTGAATAATAAAAAATTACCCATGCAAAAATACCAGTACGAAAAGAGTGAAAATGTTAAAATAGACAGATTAAGACAAGATGCAAATAGATACTTTAATAATACAGAACAGGCCCATAATTTTGTGGATATGCTAGAAAAAATTGTAACAGATAAGAATATAGATATAAGACTAGATAGTAGTTTAAAATCACCAGATGGAAGAAAAGCAAATGGTTCTTATTCTGATGGAGTAATAACAATAAACCCTAATTCAACTAGGACAGGAGAATTTATTGCAATACATGAATTAACTCACGCAATAGGAACTGACCAGATGAAGGGTATAATAGATAATTACAGAAAGAGCAATACGGAGTTTGACACTTCTGTAAAACAATTGTTGAACAATTATAATTCTACAGAGATAACAGAAGAAGCTTTATCAGATGTATCTGCACAATTGTTCGGAACACAAGATTTTATAAATAATATAGCACAAAATAATCCTAATATTTTCCAAAGAATTTATAGTGAAATAAAATACTTGTGGCATCAATTTAGAGGGTATAAAAATCAAAATCAATTTGTAGAGGATTTATATTATAAATGGACGCAAGCATATAATCGTAAGAATAGGTTAAACGATAATTCTAACTATAGTATTCAAGCAGATAATAATGGAAATAAATATGTTCAGATTGATACAGACCAAGATATATTTAAAGGGAAATCTTTATCAGAACAAACAAAAATTGCCAAAAGATATATATTAGATAATTTTAGAGAAAAGGGTATAAATTTAGATAATGAAAATATAAAAATCACGATGAAAACTGCTAACGAATATACTCATCCAAAAAATAAATTGCCTGCCATTACAAAGGAATCAAAAATCAAAGCATCTACAGAATTAGATAATTTATTAAATGTATCTGAATATCAATATAGTACAGAAGATGATGGAAGACATCCGTTTGCTAAGGATGGTTGGGATTACTACAAAACTACGTTTGAAGTTAACGGATTAAAGTTTGAAGGATTAATAAATATTGCTAAAAGTGGTAATAAAAAAACATTGTATGATGTAACAAAAATAAAAAGAATTAGCCAAAATTACAGTGCATCAGATAAATCTTTCTCTGTATCGTTGACTAATTCTAATAATAGTATACCACCTTCAAACAAAGATGTCAATACTACTAAATATTCTATGCAAGAATCTGAAAATAATTCACAATTAGGGCAAGAATGGCAAGAATACTTAGAAAAGAATTTTAACACAGTAGGGACAAGAACAAGCTTAAAAGACATAAAATTACCTATTGACAAGGATATAATGCAACAGAATAAAATTAATTCAACAGTTGTAAATCAAGAAGTAGCTGAAGATAATATATCAAGAAAATCTATTATTGAAAAAAATAGAGAACTTGCCAAAGACAAAATAAAAAACATTGCTAAATGGAAGGATAAAAGCATGGGGCTTAAATATCAAAGAGAAACAATGGAGAGAAATATGTTTGATATAATATCAAATAAGCAAGAAGCTCAAGATATAATTGACACATATTTTACACCTGTCCACGAAGCAGAAGCAGAAAAACAAAGATTTATTAACTCATACAATGACAAAGTTGAAAGATTAAATTTAAATCAATATGAGTCTGAGGCAGTTCAGCTTTTAGGGGAAGCAAAATATAACCCAGACTTTAAATCTGATGAAGAAGTAGTAAAAACATTAAAATCAATTAATAAAAATATAAATCAAGGCAAAATAGACAAAGCAAAAGTTGAAAAAGCTATAGACACTTTTAGAATCATATATGATGAAATACTTGAATTGGAAAATCAAGTATTAAGAGCAAATGGATATGCAGAAATAAAATATAGAACAGGATATTTTCCACACTTTATTGACTATCAACCAGTAACAAAAGCGGAAAAAGTTCTAGATAAATTAGGAATAGAAATAGACAAAAGACCACTACCAACCAACATTGCTGGAATAACAGAACAATTTGTACCAGGTAAAACATGGAATAGGAGTTCCTTAAATAGAAAAACAGATAAAACAACATATAATGCATTAAAAGGATTTGATACCTATATTAGACAGGCCTCGGATAATATATTTCACACAGGAAATATTCAAAGGTTAAGAGGATTAGAGAATGAAATAAGATATCAATACTCTGATAAAGGGATACAAGAAAAAGTTGATGAAATATATGATAACGAAATATTGACACCTCAAGAGAAGATGATGGAAATCAGCAATGTATTTGATGTGGCAGATAATCCAATGCCAAATTTAGTGGTAGAACTACGAAGATATACAAATGCGTTAGCAAATAAAAAGAGTGAAGCAGATAGAAGTCTTGAAAATAGAATTTCGAGGCCCATATATAGTACAACGAAAGCTATAGAAAATAGATTTGGCGCAAATGCAGTAGGACTAAATTGGGGTAGTGCTTTTACAAACTTTATACCTATAACACAGGCCTATTCTCAAATTAGTACAAAAAATATTGGTAGAGCAACAATAGATACTATAAAATCATATATAAGTGATGATGGTTTTATAAATGAGTCTACATTTTTAACTAACAGATTAAAACAAGCTGATAAGCTATATAAAACAAGTCTTGAAAAGATAAGCGACAAAACAAGTTTTTTATTTAATGCCATAGATAATGTAGCATCCAACATTATTGTAAGAGGCAAATATCTGGATAATATAGACAAAGGAATGACTGCAAAAGAAGCAATGAAAAATGCTAATTCGTTTGGAGCAAATGTTATGGCAGATAGAAGTAAAGGTGCACTGCCAACATTATTTGAGGAGAAAAACCCTATAAGTAAAGCATTTACTCAATTTCAATTAGAAGTCAATAATCAATATAGATATATGTTCAAAGATATTCCAAGAGATTTAAAAGACAAAGGCTTAGCAAATATTGCATTAGCTTATTTCAAAATGTTTGTAGCTGCATACTTATTCAATTGGACAAGTGAAAAGATTACTGGAAGAAAGTCTGCATTTAGTCCAATAGATATAGCTGTAGACTCATTTGAAACATTGAATACTCCAAACATGAATACAGCAGAGAAATTAATTAATGTGGGTACAGATATTGTACAAGAATTGCCTTTTATAGGAGGACTAGCTGGAGGAGGAAGGATACCGGTCAGTGGAGCTATACCAGATGCAAAAAATACATTTAAGGCAATATCAGGTTTGGTAACTGGTGAAATTAATTCAAGCAAGGCAGTTAAAACACTATTGAATGAAATAAGCAAACCAGCTTCTTATTTATTGCTACCATTTGGTGGAGGGCAAGTAAGAAAGACTGTGGAAGGAGTTGGAACGATACTAGCAGGAGGAAGTTATGGAGTAGATTCGGAGGGAAAAGAAACTTTGAAATTTCCAGTTGAAAAGGCTAATTTGGGAACGTATATGAAAGCAGGGATTTTTGGAAAGTATGCTTTACCAGAGGCAAAAAGTTATGCAGACAATAACTATAAATCTTTAAATGCTAAGCAAACAGAAATGTATAAATATGCTAAACTACCATACAAGCAGTTATTAGAATATACTAATAGTAAATTAAAAAAGAAAGAGGACAAAATAAAATATTTGCAAGACCAGAATTGGACCGAGCAACAAAAATGGGGAATATTTAAATATGACATACTTAATAACACAGAAAGAGATGATGGTGGCTCTCAACTAAAGGATGCAGAATACATCATATCAACAGGAACTAGTAAAACTGAATTTATGAAATCATATGATAAAGCGCAAAAAAATAATATTGATATTCCAACCGAAAAAGAATACAAAAAAATGAATGAAAGAGGACTAAAATTTAAAACTTATATAGATTACAAAGTAACAGAAAAAAATGAAACTCAAAAAAGAAAAAAGCAAGGAAGACTTAAAGAAAATCAAAGTTTAAAAGCTAAAGACAAAATACAAATATTATTAGATTCAACTTATTCTAATAAAGAAATAGGAGCAATATATGAAAACTATATTAAGGCTGAAAAAGATACAGAATACGATATAATAGTTAATAATGCAAAAGTGGATATTAAGACATATTTAAAATTTAAACAACAAGAATTTGAATCTGACAAAAAAGATGATGGAACTTTAAATGGAAAAACAGTAAGCAAAAGTAAGCAAAAGAAAGTAATTGAATATTTAAACAAAATACATGCAAATAAAGAAATAACAGGAAATCAGAGTTTACTTTTATATGCAATACATGGATATGCAACAACAAGCTCGCAAAAAAAACAACTTGTAAATTATGTTCAAAGTTTATCACTAAAAAGGAATGAAAAATTAAAATTATTTGATAAATTTAGTGGATTTACAGTTTATAAAGATGGAAGAGTTAAATATAAATAACTCTTCTTTTTAATTTGTAAAAAAGGAGGATAGGAATGAGTAAAGTAGACAAACAAGACCAATATATTCCGACTACTATTGAACAACTAATTGAATACTACAATCTGGAAAGTTTATGGCCAACAATTAATAACATTTCTGAGCAAATTAATAAGAAGGAGGGTTAACAATGGATTTTGAATTTCCTAGAGGTGACACAAAGAGATTTAAATTTAAACTTAAAGATTCAGCTGGGGTGGACCTAAAATTAAGTGTAGGAGACAAGCTATATGTTACAGTGAAGAAAAATGCTAATTCTAAAGATGTATTGATTCAAAAAACATTAGAATCTGGTATTGAGTTAAACGATGACGATGGATATTACTATGTCACTTTCAAAGCTGATGATACCTCGGACTTAGATTATGGAACTTATGGATTCGATATTGAATTAAAGACATCAACGGGACTAGTAAAAACACTTGTAATAGGCAGTATAACATTGACAGAAGAATATACTTACAAAGGAGATGAATAATATATGAATAATATAAATGTCATAATAGAAGATGAAACCGACGATATTACTACTGATATAAAAACTGATTTATTGAAAGGAGATAAAGGAGACAAAGGAGATAAAGGGGATCCATTTACATATTCGGATTTTACACAAGAACAGCTAGCATCACTAAAAGGGGAAAAAGGAAACACTGGAGAGAAAGGGGACAAAGGAGATCCATTTACATATTCGGATTTTACACAAGAACAGCTAGCATCACTAAAAGGGGAAAAAGGAAACACTGG